TGGTAATTCGGACCCCGATTTATTTCTAGCGATAGGATTTGAAAACGCACTTTCATTTAAGAGGTGATCCAAAGTGAAGCAGCAAATTGAATATGTAGAAACGGCAAAATTGGTGCCTTATGCCCGCAATTCGCGCACGCATTCTGATGAACAGGTTGCCCAAATTTGCGCATCTATAAAGGAATTTGGCTTCACAAATCCTGTTTTGATTGATGATGAAGGCATTATCATTGCTGGGCATGGCAGAACGATGGCGGCGCAACGTCTTGGAATGAAAGAGGTGCCGTGCCTTAGATTAGGACATTTAACGGATGCCCAAAAGAAGGCATATGTCATTGCCGACAATAAATTAGCGTTAAATGCTGGCTGGGATGATGAAATGCTGGCAATAGAATTGCGCGAATTAAAAGAGGGCGATTTTGACTTATCCTTAACAGGCTTTGATGATGATGAGTTGGCGGCATTGTTAGCCGAAGCGGTTGAGGAAGGTTTGACCGATGAAGATAGCGTTCCAGAGGCACCCGAAACGCCGATGACGGTTGAGGGCGATATTTGGGTGTTGGGGCGGAACAAGATTATTTGCGGTGATGCGACATCTATAGATTGTTGGCAAAGGTTGGGAATAGAAAAAGGTATTGTTGCATTTACATCACCACCATACAATCTAGGATCATCAATAAAATTAACTGGAAACACTAATCTGAAAAACAAAAGCTCAGCATATGAAACATATTCAGACAATGCTAGTTATATTGATTACTTGGATTTAATCCAATCATCGCTAAATTGTGCATTATCTGAATGTCAGGTTGTTGCATTTAACTTGCAACCATTAGCAAATTCAAAGCGTCCATTGATGAAATTCATGGATGATAATTCGTCAAGGCTTATTGACATTGTAACTTGGGATAAGGGACACGCAGCGCCAGTAATTGCGCAGGGTGTTATGTCATCAAGATATGAATGGATATTCTTATTCTCTGATCGTGATGACGCATCAAGATCAATTCCATACGCATCATGGCAGGGTAAGTTTTCCAATGTTTATCAAGGATCACCACAAAGAAATAACGAATATGCACATATACATGGGGCAACATTCCCAGTGCATTTGCCAGAATTTGTTATTGGTGATTTAATGAATAGATCACGTGGCGTTGTTGATTGTTTTTGCGGGACTGGAACCACCATCATCGCCGCCGAAAAACTTGGTAAGATTGGATATGGAATTGAATTAGACCCAAAATATTGTGACGTCATTGTGCAGCGATGGGAAGAATTTACTGGGAAAGATGCAATTCATCAACAATCTGGAAAGACATATAAGGAATTAAAAGATGGCGGCACCATCGACATTTCCACTAGATACAATGTGCAAGTTGCTTGATCTAACGCCGCAGCGCGTCAACCAATTGGTTAATATGGGCGTCATTCCGCGTAAAGAGCGTGGGCGGTATGAATTAGTTCCTGTGGTCAGATCATATATAAAATATTTGCGGGAACGTGCAATTAAAGGCGATGTTCAAGGCGGTGATGATTATGCAACCCACCGCGCTCGATTGACTAAGGCAAGGGCTGACATGGCTGAAATGGAGCGCGAACAAATGGCGGCAAGATTATTACCTGCTGGGGATGTTGAAAGGGCTTGGTGTGATGTTGTAGCAAATATGCGTACCAAAATGCTTGCAATACCAACCAACGCAGCAGCCGATACGCAAGCGGCTTCAAGTCTTGCGGAGGCGAAACAAGTATTGAAGGAAAAAGTGCATGACGCGCTCCAAGAGCTTGCAGAAATGCGGGTCGAAGTCATTACGCCTATTCGGGCCACAGATGATGAAGACGGTGGCGATGCAAGCGTTGAAAACGGCAGCGCCACCACCTGATCTAACGATTTCAGAATGGGCTGACGAATATAGACGATTATCACCAGAAGCATCGGCAGAGGCTGGAAAATGGTCAACAAGTCGTGCAGAATACCAGCGCGGCATGATGGATGCTATTAGTGATCCTCGCATTGAGCAGGTTGTCTTAATGACAAGCGCACAAATCGGTAAAACAGAAATTATTAATAATATTTGCGGATACCATGTTCATCAGGACGCAGCGCCTATGCTTGTTGTGCAGCCAACTTTAGAAATGGCGAAGTCATGGTCACAAGAGCGTTTTGCGCCTATGATCCGCGACAGTGATGTTCTGGCTAATATTATTGGCGATCCGCGATCACGCGATAGCGGGAACACAATCCTGCATAAAGTTTTCCGTGGCGGTCATATTAGCATCGCTGGCGCTAATAGCCCATCAGGTCTAGCATCACGTCCAATCCGTGTAGTGCTATGCGATGAGGTTGACAGATACCCATTATCTGCTGGAACTGAAGGCGATCCCGTTGAATTGGCAAAGAAAAGATCGACTACTTTCTGGAACCGCAAGATCATTATGGTTAGCACACCGACTGAAAAAGGTGCGTCCAGAATAGAAAAAGCCTTTGCCGAAAGTGACCAGAGATATTTCTATGTGCCTTGTCCCGATTGCAAAACAGAGCAAGTATTGAAGTGGGAAAGTGTTAAATGGGAAAATGGTGATCCAAATACTGCACATTATTGCTGTTTTGAATGTGGAAGCATTTGGGATGATGCAAAAAGATATAATGCAGTGAAAAATGGAAAATGGATAGCAACTCATCCTAGCAGTAGTGTCGCAGGGTTTCATTTATCGGCCCTTTATTCACCTTGGACTTCTTTGGCGCAAGGGGTGCAAGATTTTATAAATGCTAAAGGTGATCCAATGCGTTTGAAGGCATGGGTAAACTTATATCTTGGCGAAACATGGGAAGAACAGGGCGAGCGCATAGATGAATATGATCTATTTCAGCGCAAGGAATATTATGAAGATAATGTGCCAGAGGGTGTTTTAGTATTATGTGCTGGCGTTGACGTGCAAGATGATCGCCTTGCTTATGAGATACTTGGGGTCGGCAAGGGTGAAGAAACTTGGTCAATTGCGTATGATGAGATATATGGCGACCCATCAAGCGCGGAGCTTTGGGCTTTGCTTGATGAGGTGTTAGGTCAAACTTTTGTGCATCCGAAACGTGGGGAGATGACAATTAGGGCAAGCTGTATTGATAGTGGGGGTCATTACACCCAGCAAGTTTATAATTACGTTAAAAAGCGCACAGGTAAACGGGTTTTTGCCATCAAGGGTATTGGTGGTGAAGGAAAGCCCATCATTGGCAAGCCTTCAAAGAATAATATAGGAAAGATAAATCTTTTTCCTGTCGGAACAGATACAGCCAAAGAGCTTATATTTGCTAGGCTAAAAATTACAGAGGAAGGTGCGGGATATTGCCATTTCCCAATAGAGCGGAGTGAGGAATATTTTAGAATGCTTACCTCTGAGAAAAAGGTTACACGTTACTTTAAGGGTCGCCCAAGAAGGGAATGGGTTAAGGTTAGGCAACGCAATGAGGCACTTGATTGCAGGGTATATGCGCTTGCTGCGCTTCAATTGATGGGGCTAAACCTTGATAATCTTGCTAAACAGGCGCAAAATGTGGTACAGTCACAGCGAAACATACCAAAGCGGCGTGGTAATTTAGCGCGTCCTAACAATTTTGTTCTGGGATATAAATAATGGCTAACTTGTTTCAAGCCGCGAATGCTCCGACAGAAGTTCCAGCGGAGATCGTTCTTGGTGATTTTGTTCAATGGAAAATTACAAAATATTCAAGTGATTATCCAAACACCGCGCATACATTGACTTTTATAGCTAGGTCGGCAACGGGCGCTAACTTAGAGTTCGGGATTACCGCTACGAATACGGGTGATGATTATTTATTTACTGCAACCAGCGTCACCACAGCAGCATACACGGCTGGCCATTATCATTACCAGATAGAAGTCTTAGAGACAGCTTCCAGCAATAGGATCGTGCTAGATCAAGGTGAAATTGATATTTTAGTTGATCTTGATGTCAATTCTGTTGATCCAAGAACGCATGAAGAGAAGATGCTTCAGAAGATTGAGGCGGTATTAGAAAACAGGGCTGATGGAGATATATCTAGCTATTCAATTGCTGGACGATCATTAACGAAGATGACGCCTGATGAGTTGCTGACTTGGCGGGATTATTATAGACGTGCAGTTAAAGCGGAAAAGCGTAAGATTGACTTGAAGCATGGACGCAAGACATCTTCTAGCATATTGATGAGGTTTATCTGATGGGTTTATTCGATATTTTTAAGCGCAATCAGGTGACAACTACAGTAACACCCATAAGGCGTAGAAGGCGCAGAAGTTACGCGGGAGCAAATCAAGGCAGGTTATTTGCTGATTTTGTTGGCTCTAGCTTCTCAGCAGATAGCGAATTAAAGCTAGATTTACCCATTTTGAGAAACAGAAGTAGGGAACTCGCCAGAGATAACGAATACGCAAAGCGATTTCTTAACCTTATTCGCACCAATGTTGTGGGTGAAAAAGGTTTTACTGTTCAGGTGCGAGCCACCAATTCTGATGGTGCGTTAGATGCGGCTGGCAATGCAATCCTTGAAAATGCGTTTAAGGTATGGGGTCGCGCTGGGAATTGCGAAGTCACTGGGCGTATGTCTTGGTTGGATTGTCAGAGATTTGTGGCTGAAACGCTCGCCAGAGATGGCGAAGTGTTTGTCAAATATATGAGCGGCAACTTTAGAGATGGATTTAATATCCAATTTCTTGAAGCTGATTTGATCGACCATGATAAAAACGGACGTGCAGACAATGGCAATGAAATCCGTATGGGCGTTGAGGTTGATAAATATCAGAAGCCTATTGCTTATTATGTTCTAACTAGCCATCCAAACGATAGTTTTAATTTCTCAAATAGAAGCTCAAGGAAGCATCAGCGTATTCCAGCAAGTGAAATATTGCATCTATTCATTCCGCAGCGCACATTTCAGACCCGTGGAGAGCCTTTTATGGCTCCAGCGATTGCATCTCTTAAAATGTTGCATGGATACCGTGAAGCTGAATTGATTGCGGCTAGAGCGGCTGCTGCTAAGTTTGGCATTATCACAACGCCAGACGGTGATGAGTTTGCTGGTGACAGTATGACTGAAGATGATGTGCCAGTGATTGATATGGCTCCAGCATCTGTCTACCAGCTACCTTCTGGACATGACTTTAAGATGATAGACCCAGCCCATCCAACATCAGCCTTTGCTGATTTCGAGGAAGCTGTTTTGCGGGGCATCGCATCAGGTCTGAATGTAAGTTACACAAGCCTATCTAATGATCTGAAAGGCGTTTCTTATTCTTCTATTCGTCAAGGAACGATTGAGGAGCGGGATCACTATAAAACGCTGCAATCCTTCATTATACAACATTTTTGCGAGCCTGTCTTTAGAACTTGGTTAAAAGCGGCTCTTTCGTTTGGAAATATACCCATTCCAATTACTAAACTGGATAAATTCTCTGACAATATCCACTTCAGAGGTCGTGGATTTGCTTGGGTTGATCCTCAGAGGGAAATAAACGCTCATGTTACTGCACTTTCAAACGGCATAGTTAGCATGAATGATATTGCGGCAAATTATGGGCGCGATGTTGAGGAATTATTCAGTCAAATTCAATCCGACAAGCAAATGGCTGAAAGATATGGTCTTTCTCTGGCATTTGAACCATTTGGAATGAAATCACCAGCAGAGCCAGAGGTGTCTGATGGCGACTTATAAACCCACAGCAGCTATGAAAGCGGAAGCGGAGCGCGGTCTTGAGTGGCGGCGTGAGTTCGGGCGTGGTGGCACTGCTGTGGGCATTGCTAGAGCTAGAGACATTGTGAATGATAAAGAGCTTTCTGAAGATACGGTAAAACGTATGTATTCGTTTTTCAGTCGCCATGAGATTGACAAGCAAGCTGAAGGTTTTAGCCAAGGTGAAGATGGTTATCCGTCAAATGGACGCATTGCATGGGCTCTATGGGGCGGTGATGCTGGTTATGCTTGGTCTAAACGTATTCGTGATAGGTTAGAAAAAGAAGATCGTGGTTTAAGGGCTATCACTGGCGCTGTGCGTAAGGGTTTACAGAAGAAAGTTGATGACCATAATGAAGCGGTTGGCAATGTAGCCAGCAAGCGCACTAATTTAAGAACCTTATCAACTGTGTTTAATCGTGGCATTGGTGCATATAAGACCAATCCGCAAAGTGTTAGGCCAAGTGTTAGCAGTCCAGAGCAATGGGCATATGCAAGGGTCAATTCATTTTTATATGTTCTTCGCAATGGGAAGTTCCGCAGCGGAAAGCATGATACAGACCTTTTACCAGAAGGTCATCCAATGTCATCTAAGAGAGGTGAAGATATGACAGACGATCTATTTGAAGAAATGGATGAGCGTCACATAGTGGACATCCAAGAGACAGATGACACTTATGTGATTACTTACGCAAAAATCCATGAGGAAGAAGAGCAGCAAGAAGAGCGCTTTAGCCGTGAAGATATGTCCATGCGTGGGCATTACATGGACGAAGATAAATCCATTGATATGGATAGCAGAAGCGTCATGGTCGGTGTATCTTCTGAGGAGCCTGTTGAGCGAGATTTTGGCCTTGAGGTTATGGATCATTCAGCGGAAAATATGGATTTACGCTTTTTGAATAGTGGCAGAGCGCCATTGCTTTTGGATCACGATATGACCAAGCAAATTGGCGTTGTCGAAGGGGTTGAACTTGATGAGAATGCGCGGCGTCTACGTGCAAAAGTGCGCTTTGGAAAAGGTGCGCTTGCCTCTGAAGTGTTCAATGATGTTACTGATGGCATCAGATCAAACATCAGTGTAGGCTATCGTATTGATGGCCGAATTACAAGGAAGGACGATCCTGATAACTATTACAGGATCAAGACTACTCCTATGGAAGTTTCGATAGTTTCAGTGCCAGCAGATCGGTCAAATCTTGTTGGTGTTGGGCGATCAGTTCCAGCAGAACCTAAACCCTCAACATCAAAAGGAGATGTTACAATGACTGAAGAAGTCAAAACAGACATCAATCTTGATGCGGTAAAAGCTGAAGCAGTTCGTGCCGCACGTAAGAATGATGCTGAAATCTTGGCACTTGGAGCCAAGCACAACAAGCGTGATCTTGCAAACGAAGCAATTGCCAGAGGAACATCAGTTGATGAGTTCCGTGGTCAGCTTCTCAATGCAATCACAGACAAGCCTCTGGATATTGCTCCAGCAGCAGTTGATGTGCCAGTAAAGCAAAAGCGTGAATATTCATTGGGTCGCATGATCCAAGCGCAAGTCACTGGCGATTGGCGTAAAGCTGGTTTTGAGCGTGAGATGAATGACGAAATTACCATGCGTATAGGACGTGAAGCCGAAGGCGTTTATGTTCCTGATTTCGTATGGGGTCAGCGTGGTCCACTCTCAACAGCAGCAACAGGCGGCTCTGGCTCAGAAGTTGTCTTTGATGATTTTGTTCCTACAGTACATCGTGGAGACATGTTCATTGAAGCACTTCGCGCACGTCAAGTGCTTGGTGGATTGGGTGCAACCTACTTGTCAGGTCTGACAAACCGCATCAAAATGCCAAAGCTCGCAACAGGTGCAAATGCTGCATTTGTTGAGGAATTGGCAGATGTCACAGATGGCGCTGGAACAGATGGTGGCGTAACACTTCAGCCGCGCACGATGGGTGCGTTTGTTGAGGTTTCACGCTTGCTTGCAATGGAAAGCGTGCCATCAATTGAGCAAATAGTCAGAAATGACTTGCTTGCTTCAGCAGCAGATCGGATAGAGTTCTATGCAATCCAAGGCTCTGGATCATCAGGTCAACCAACAGGTATCTTGAATACATCAGGTGTAAACAACCTTGATATTTCAGCAGGTACTGATGTTGATGCGCTTACATGGTCAGACATCATCAGCCTTGTTAAGTTGGTTGAAGAGGACAACGGCATTGTCAATGGTAATGCTGCTGGCTTCTTGTCACATCCAGCCGTGAAAGCAAAACTTGCTTCTACTGCTAAAGTGGCGTCTACCGATAGCGTAATGATCTTGAATGATCCTTGGAATAACCTCTATGGCTACCCAATGGCATTTACATCAAACGTACCAACTAACCTTGATCCGGGCGATGGTGGAAATGATGCGTCTGCATTGATCTTCGGTGACTTCTCACAGTTGATGATTGCACAGTTTGGCGCACCATCTATCTTGGTTGATCCATACAGCGGATCGAAAGCTGGCACAGTTCGCATGGTACTCCATGCAGAGCTTGACGTTGGTGTTCGCAACGCAGTTAGCTTCGGTATCACAGATGAGGTATCTGTAGCTTAATAAGTAACGGGGTGGGCTAACTGGCCCACCCTTCTTTTAGGAGATGATGATGAAAGTTAAAATCTTACAGAAATGTTTCGCTGGGACGGGCGGTAATCTCATGCCCAATGAAGTGCATGATATTGAAGATCGTATTGCTGAAAAGCTGATAAATCGTGGCTATGTTGA